AGACTAGAGCAGGAAAAAAGTCAGAGTACCCTATTTGACTTCGGAATGGAAAGAATAGAATTGAGAGGTAACGATTATGAGTAAAGAACTTAAAACGTGTCCGTTTTGTGGCGAGAGGGCAGTAATGAAGGCTGTCAATAAGGAATACGGGTTCACTATTTGGTGTCAGTGTAGAAAATGTGGTGCGAGAACCGAGGGATATTGTCCTGATATGAACCATGAAGACAATACTATTACCAGTATTGAAGAGTGCAAAGATAGGGCTGCAAAGGTATGGAATAACAGGGCGGAAAGTGCAAATGAAACTGCGGAAGGTGGGGAAGCCTCTTGATGGAAAAACATGAGAAAGAAAATGTGTGCATTGACTGCAAACATTATGAAGCCTGTGGAAAACCAGAACGATTTATGAGGTGCTTGGGATATGAGAAAGCAGTAAATGCAGAAAGGAAAGACAATGATAGATGAACTTATGGAAAAGTTGCTGGAAGAGCCAGTAGTAGATAATAATGAAATAGTGTTTACGAGCAGAGCTATAGAACTGATACATGAAATTTCAGAGAAGTGTAAAGGTATTCAGATAGTAGAGCAAACGAGGGAACAGGCAGAGGAATATGCTAAGGATTTGTCTGCAGAGGAAGTGTACTATGATATGCTTCGTAAAATTGTGGATGCTCCAACTACTTTACACATGAAATGCTCAGTAAGGATGCTTGTACCCATTATTGACCGAAAGCTGAAAGAGAGGGGACTGTGATGGGATTAGGAAACTACGAACAGAACTTAATAAAGTCAATTGCTGAGAATGATATAAGGGAAGCCAGAAAGTGGGCGGTGGCTGCATTGAATGCGGACACTACGCAAAAAAACAAAGGTTTTGTGACCAGATATAAGAACATCCTCACATCGGAGGGAGCAGGAATGATAGAACTTCCGGGAAACCTAAAAGATATTCTTGTTTGCGAAGATGTTTCCTTGTCGTTCAAAGAGAATCGCTACTATGTGACAGAACGACAGGAAATCATTGCAAAAAATATTTTCAGACTGGCTAAGGTTAGCGGAAAACTTATGGAACTGATGATACCATACAAAAATGCAACTCTACTCTATGGACCGCCTGGGACAGGTAAAACAATGTTTGGAAAGTACATAGCGTACAAAATGGGATTGCCTTTTTGCTATTTGAATTTTTCAAAGGTTGTGGATAGTTACATGGGGGTTACTTCTCGGAACATTGCACAGGCATTTACCTATGCTTCTACAAATCCTTGTGTTTTTATGTTGGACGAGGTTGATACTATAAGTTGCAATAGAGAAAGAACTTCAAGTGGAGCAGACCGGGAAATTGGTAGAGTTACAGTTACTTTAATGCAGGAATTTGACAAACTTGCAAATGATGTTGTGGTTATTGCGGCTACAAATAGATTAGATATTTTAGATAAAGCATTTGTGAGTAGATGTTCCCAAAAGTATGAAATGCCGCCGTTTACAGTGGAAGAGAGCAAACAGATGGTCAATAAATTTTTAAATGATATTGAGATATCGATTCCAGATATTGAGATTAATCAGGTTGTTCAAAAAAATAGTGACCAACGAACAATTATGGCAGATGTTATTCGGCTTATTGCAGACAGGCTGGAGGTGGAGGATGAAAATAGTTAGTATTTCAGACTATGCAATACATCATCGAATAGGCAGGAGCGAGCCAACAGGAACTACATACATTACACGATTTGGAAATACCAGACAGAAAAATGTGTTCAAGGAATTCTACAAGACCAACATAGGAGAATTTACTCCGGAGAAGTGGTTGGAAGTTACCTTGCAGATAATACAGACACTTATGGAAAATGAACTTCTGGAGGAAATAAAGGAACATGTCGCAGGTCATTGTGTGTGGCTTAAAAATGATAAGGAGATTGAAGAATACTCGGCATCCTGTTTAGCTTCTGGGGCATATATGTACTGGGAAGATTTTAAGGACAAGAGACTACCGGCACATAAGGCATTTATCTTTGAGGGAGGTGATTTCTGATGGCAGTCTGTATGGAATGCGGAAGAAAATTGAGAAGCCAACAAAGCAAGGAAGTGGGATATGGACCGGTATGTTATAAGAGAGTGTTCGGTACCAGTATGCGGATCCGTGATGGAGATAAAAAAACAGGTACTGCTTCAGACGATTTTCCATATTATGAAATACCAGGGCAAATGTCGATTGAGGATTTTATAAAAGCAGATGAAAAGTAAAAGGAGAGTGCTTTCGCAACCCTCCCAACAGACAGTTAGATTATATCATAATTCGCTATGAATTTGAAATAAAAAAGAAGGAGGGCGACAGCATGGACAGCCAATCAACAGAAGAAAGAGCAGAAAAAGTTATAATAGCTCTTACACCAGAACAATTGAAGGATATTTGTGCAAATGCAGCCGAAATTGGAGCGAAGGAAGCATTAAAAACCTATGAGCAGGAAAGAAAAAAGGAGCAGGGAAAACGGGCAGACAGAAGATTGAGGAATACAAAGCTGCTCCTGCGTAATTATCACATGCTCAAAGAACATGCGGAAAACTCAGTTTTCGGGCGAACACAGATGGAGGAATCGGCTTTGGATATCTTGGAATCAATGATGAATCTTTATGACAATGAGGTGATCATTGAAAGCATCAAGAGAAGTGCAACCAGAACGGCTATTATCGTTTCACATATCGAGACAATGTTTGGCTTGTATGATGCCTATTGTGAAAAATCTCCGAACCAGGATATAGACCGCAGGAGATACGATGTGGTTTGGGATAAGTACATGGCAGAACCGGTTCTTACTGTAAAAGAGATTGCGGCAAAGCACAATATGTCAAAGGAAAATGTGTATTCCGATTTGAGAGTTGCGGAGGAAAGATTGACCGCTCTTATATTCGGGGTGGACGGATTGAAAGTACGATAAAGCCACCGTCTACAAAATAATTACATTGACATCACAGCTTATAAATGGCAAAATCGTATTTGTAAAATTCTAAATCGAACGTCGGGGAAGTCTGCAGAGTTGTTGCAGGCTTCTTTTTTGATGCAAACTTTCCGAGAAAGGAGAGACGATTGAACAGGAAATGCACCTGCTCCTCCAGAATAATATTGATTGGAGGAAAATAATGAATTACACAATTATGGTGCTGGCTGCTTATGCGGTAATTATGATTGCGGCAACAGTACTTATGACAAACAAAGAGAAAAGCGTCGAAAGGTTTTGTGTTGGAAATAGAAATACAGGATGGTTTATATCTGCATTAAGCATTGCAGCTACATGGATATGGGCTCCTGCACTATTTACATCAACAGAGAATGCTTATACCAAAGGCTTTGCAGGGCTGTTTTGGTTTCTGGTACCTAATGTGCTTTGTCTCATATTCTTTATTCCGTTTGCTAGGAGAATAAGAAAAGAAATGCCGGAAGGAATCACACTGTCTGGATATATGCACCAGAAATATCAATCTGAATCGGTAAAAAATATTTACCTGTTCCAGCTTGGAGCATTATCGGCATTATCTACAGGAGTCCAGTTATTGGCAGGAAGCAAAATATTAAGTATGCTGACAGGCATTCCATTCTGGATCATGACAGTAATCATGGCTGTGATTGCTTATTCGTATTCACAGTTCTCTGGAATAAAGGCTTCTATACTGACAGATTCTATACAGATGGTCTTTATGTTGATTGCAAGCGTTTGCTTTGCAGTTTTCAGCATTAAGAATGGTGGCGGTCTTCAAAATATGTTCGCAGGAATTGGCGGATATACAGGAGAGTGTAGCTCTCTTTTCTCTGCAAAAGGTATAGAGATATTTCTTGGTTTTGGACTCCCCACAACAGTTGGTCTTATCTCAGGACCATTTGGCGACCAATGTTTTTGGCAGAGAGCATTTTGTGTAAAGAAAAATCGAATAGGAAGGGCTTTCTTTGTTGGAGCAATTCTATTTGGCATGGTGCCATTTTCAATGGGAATCCTTGGGTTTGTCGGAGCTGGAATGGGATATACGGCAATTGATACAGGTGTGATTAACTTTGAACTCATTTCAGAATTATTTCCGAGCTGGGCGGTAATCCCATTTTTATTTATGATTGTATCTGGATTATTATCTACGATTGACAGTAATCTGTGTGCAATATCATCCCTCACAACAGACATATTCAAAAAGAATACACTCGGAAAGACCAAGATTGCCATGGTTGCACTGTTGGTAATAGGAATTATAGTTGCCAATATCCCGGGGCTTACAGTTACGCATTTGTTTTTAATGTATGGCACACTCAGAGCAGCAACGCTTCTCCCAACAATATTTACATTAAAGGGGGTAAAGCTCAAACCAGAAGGTGTTGTTACTGGCATTGCGACCGCACTGATTATAGGACTTCCTGTATTTGCTTATGGAAATATCACAGGAACTGCAGCTTATAAGACAGCAGGCAGTCTTTTGACAGTTCTGTTATCCGGAACAGTTGCTTTGATTGTAAGCAGAAAGAGGGGTACAGAGAATGGATAGTGTACTCGGAAGAAAACAGCGAATCAAAAACTCTGACTGGATAGAAACTTTTGACAAAATCGAACAGCTGATAACTAAAAAAGAGTTGGATCAGCTTGTAGATAAGACCATACAGGATATAAAAGCCAAGACGAAAGGAAAGAAAGCTGCCTACGCATGGAGCGGAGGAAAAGATTCCCTTGTGCTTGGAGAAATTTGCCGTCGGGCAGGAATAAGCTCCTGCGTCCTCGTAATCAGCAATTTGGAGTATAAAGCATTTACGCAATGGGTTGAGGAAAATAAGCCTCCGGAATTGTCCATTATCAATACAGGGCAGGATATTAAGTGGCTTGTTACTCATCCACACATGCTTTTCCCACAGGATAGCAAATATGCAGCTCAATGGTTCCATATTGTTCAACATAGAGGACAGGCAAAATACTACAAAGAAAACAACCTCGATATGCTCCTTCTTGGAAGACGAAGGGCTGATGGGAATTATGTTGGAAAAGGTGACAATATCTACACCAACAGCCAAGGGGTTACACGATATAGTCCTTTGTCAGATTGGACGCATGAGCAGGTTTTGGCATATATCCATTATTACAATTTGGCTATGCCGCCTATATATGATTGGAAAAATGGCTATCTATGCGGAACGCATCCTTGGCCAGCAAGGCAATGGACAGGAAGTACAGAGAATGCCTGGAGCGAAATCTATGAGATTGACAGCTCCATAGTAATTGAGGCGGCAGAATATTTTGAGAGTGCAAAAGCATTCTTAAAGACAATAAAATAAGTTGCTGACACTTGACAGCATTTGCAGACAAAAGATTGCGAGTGCTGTCTTTTTGCTATTTGCAGATAGCGTATATATCATACGGATTTGTTCCTCCAATCAAAATACAGGAGGAAACAAAGATGGAAATTATCACAATGAAGCTGGCGGACCTCGTGAAGCCAGAAAAGAATGTCAGAATTCATACGGAGCAACAGCTGAAAGAATTCCAAAGAAGTGTCAAAATGTTCGGACAGATCCGTCCGATTGTTGTTGACGAAAACAATGTAATCTTGGCAGGAAATGGTTTGTATGAAACATTGATTGCCATGGGAAAAGAAACAGCTGATGTTTATAAGTATGACAACCTTACTGAAAATCAGAAAAAGAAGCTGATGATTGCAGACAACAAGATTTTCAGCTTAGGTATTGAAAATCTCGATACACTCAATAGCTTTTTAGAGGACCTGCAGGGCGACCTTGATATCCCAGGCTTTGATGAAGACATATTAAAGCAGATGGTGTCAGAGGCAGAGGATGTTACAGAAAAGCTCTCCGAGTATGGAACTTTGGATGATGAAGAAATCCAGAGCATTAAAGAAAGTGGAGAGAGAAAAGAACAGCAGATTCAAAAAGCGGAGGCGGAGCAGGCAACACCAGCACCGCAGCCGATTGCTCAGCCACAACAGGAAATGCCAGAGGACAGTGAAGATACCACCGAAGTAAAGAAATTTGTTATCTGTCCGAAATGCGGGGAGAAAATATGGCTATAAAGCGGTGTGAATCCAGTATAGATGTTGTAAAGGCCGCCAAAATCCGTATAAGAAATGTATTCCAAAACGGATTGCCGGTGTATATGTCTTTCAGCGGTGGTAAGGACAGCCTTTGTATGGCACAGCTTGTTATGGAGCTTGTGCAGGCAGGGGAAATCAATCCGGCACAGCTTACTGTACAATTTATAGACGAGGAAGCCATTTTCCCTTGCATGGAAGATAAGGTGAAAGAATGGCGAAAGAAATTTATGCTAATTGGAGCAAAGTTTGAGTGGTATTGCTTAGAAGTAAAACACTACAACTGCTTTAATGAGTTGTCCAACGATGAAACTTTTATTTGTTGGGACAGATATAAAAAAGATGTTTGGGTAAGACAGCCGCCATCATTCGCAATCAGAAATCATCCGCTGTTAAGACCTCGTATCGATGCATATCAGGATTTTCTTCCAAGAATATGCAGCGGAGGAATAACAATTACTGGAATCAGGACAGCGGAATCCGTGCAGAGATTGCAAAATATTGCAACTATGCTTAAAGCTGGAAAGACAATGACAAATAAGCACCAGGTCTTTCCGATATACGATTGGACCAATAATGATGTATGGCTTTACCTCCTTCGAGAAAAGGTTGATATACCGGAAATATACCTGTTCTTATGGCAGTCTGGGACACGAAAAGGACAATTAAGAGTATCACAGTTCTTTTCGATTGACACGGCAAAGAGCCTTGTCAAAATGAATGAGTATTATCCGAACCTTATGGAACGGATAGTAAGACGGGAACCTAACGCATATCTCGCAGCCTTATATTGGGATAGTGAGATGTTTGGTAGGAGCACAGCTGCAAGAAAACAAAATGAGAAGGGAATGGCTGAGAAAGATTATAAAGCGGCTCTTTTGGAACTGTTTTCAGATATGAACGGAAATTTCCAAACAAAGCACAAGAGATATGTTGCTGAACGATACAGGAACTTTTTTATGAGTGTTTCTGCTATTGCGGACAATAAGGATTGCAAGGCCATATATGAAGGACTTATTTCTGGTGATCCAAAGCTGCGTTCCTATCGTGCTTTATATCAGAGAATCTATGGTAAATACATTACAGAAGCCAAAAAGAAGGAGGGCATGACAAATGGATAAGAAATTGAGTAGCCCGCTTTCTACTCTCCAATGGGTAGACAGGGATATGGTAAAACCAAACGATTACAACCCAAATAAAGTGTCAAAACAGAATTTGGAATTGCTGAAGCAATCCATATTAACCAATGGATGGACATTACCAATTGTTGTGAGACCAGATTTCACGATTATTGATGGTTTCCACCGATGGACTGTTGCGGGAGAAGAACCTCTGAAATCAATGCTTGAAGGCAAGGTTCCTGTTGTAATTGTAGAACATAAGGATAAAGCCGGTAATATTTACGGTACTGTAACCCACAACAGGGCAAGAGGTACACATTTGCTTGAACCTATGAAAGCGATTGTTAAAGAGCTTATGGGAGAGGGGAAATCTGTTGAAGAAATCGGTAAGCAGCTTGGCATGAGACCAGAAGAAATATTCCGATTATCGGACTTCTCCAAAGAAGACTTTTTGAATATGATGATTAAACCAAATCAGGGTTATTCAAAAGCAGAGTTTATAACGAAGATTTAATGTTAAAACAATAAATATTCGTGAGAGTGACACACGGGAGGGCATACACCCTCCCTTTTGTGCGTCCACGATTGCAAAACGAACAGGAGAGAGGTGGTGATATGCCGAGAGCACCGAGCGAGAAAGTAACACAAGCTGAAAAGCTATTCAATGATGGTATGGCAATGGTTGAGATTGCTAAGAAACTGGAAGTTTCAGACGGAACAGTCCGCAGCTGGAAGAACCGGTACGGATGGGGAAAAGCCTCAAAAAAAAACAAGTGCAACGTTGCGAAAAAAAATGAGAAGAAAAATGCAACGTTGCAAAAGAAAAAGAGGGGAGGTCAACCCAAAAATCAGAATGCAAAAGGCGGTTCTGGCAATCCAAATCCGAACCCTCCACCAGACAGAACAAAGCATGGTGGTTATGTTCCTGTATTTATGGATGCGTTGGATTCAGATGAGCAGGAACTTCTTGGGTCTATTCCAGAAGATACAGAGCTTCAACTGATGGAACAGATACAGCTTTTTTCGATTAGAGAGCGAAGAATACTTAAAGCAATCAATAAATACCGCGAACAAAAAGGAGAGGTTGCGGTAATGGATGTGAACCGAAGCGAGTCAAAACGCTCGTTTAAAGACCAAGAGGAAGAGGCAGAGTACGATAGGCGCCAGAAGGAGAAGGTTGATAATAAAGAAATTCTTCCGGGTAAGTCCTATAATATAGCAACACACACAGCCAATAAGGATATGATCATAGCGAGGCTGGAACAGGAACTTTCTACCGTGCAGAGCAAAAAGACCAAGGCTATTGAAGCGTTGTCCAAGTATCGCATAGAAAAGGCAAGGCTTGAAAGTGAAAGTGCTGGTAACGATGCGGTTGATGATTGGATTGCAGCTGTATTGGGAGAGGAAGTGAGCGAAGATGAATAAGAACTCACGGACATTACGAAGAAAATTCTTCCAGAAGAAAATCCCAATATACAGGAAAAATCCGGTGCTATTTGCACAAGAGGTATTACTGTTTGAGCCTGATGATTGGCAAAAACAAGCTTTGATGGATTTGGCGGAAAGTCCGAAGGTTGCAATCAAGTCTGGACAGGGTGTTGGAAAAACAGGTATGGAAGCCGTTGCTCTGCTGTGGTTTTTATGCTGCTATCCCTATCCGAGAATTGTTGCAACAGCCCCTACTAAACAGCAGTTGCACGATGTATTGTGGTCCGAAGTCAGCAAGTGGATGAGCAAGTCTCCTTTGCTCTCAGACATCCTCAAATGGACGAAGACCTATATTTATATGGTTGGCAACGAAAAGCGTTGGTTTGCCGTAGCTAGGACTGCTACAAAGCCAGAGAATATGCAAGGTTTTCACGAAGATAATATGCTGTTCATTGTTGATGAAGCTTCTGGTGTTGCAGATCCTATCATGGAAGCAATACTCGGTACTCTTTCTGGTGCAAACAATAAGCTGCTGATGTGCGGAAACCCTACAAGAACATCTGGAACATTTTACGATGCTTTCAATGTGGATAGGTCGATATACAGGTGCCATACGGTATCGTCGGCAGATAGCAAGAGGACCAACAAACAGAATAT